GCCCGTATGCCGGCCCACCTCTTCCCACTGTCCCTGTTCCACGTGAAACAGTACGCCAGCCGGCGTTAGCGTATGGTGCCAGTCCCCTGTCATGCCGCTGCCGCTGTCTGCTATGGTGTACCAGCACACCCAAACACAAAAATAGAATCAGTTGTATCCGCAGCCGCATGTGAGAATCATTCGTATTGAGGGGTGGGGGGTATCCCCTCGGCCCCCCGGGCCTTGGCCGGGATAGAGTGGGGCCCCACGAGACAGTGTGAATCAGTTTGAAAAAGAGAACAGCACTTCCCAGAAGTGCTTTCCTGAAAAATAAAAAAGCCCAATCAAGGGCTTTATGAATAATTTATGAACACCACACAAAGAGGGGGTTGTAATTGGAAGAACAGTGCCCATGTAGGATATCAACGCTAAGGCCTCTAGGAGAGCCTACAGAGCGTTCCTAGGAGAGAGACGATGCAAGGGAAGGGAATAGAAAGCACAGAGCTAGAAGAGCTTCTCAGGGGCTTACAGCTCATTGAACAAATCAGTCTTCCAGAAAAAGACAACTACCTAGAAGCCTACTTCAACGAACGAGAGAAGAATGCCATTGAACGTAGGGTACGAGGTGCCCGTAAGGCTAAGAAGAAAGGCAAGCCTCTAGGGAGGCAGGGAGCCGCCCCAGGAAGGATGCACTGGTCTGCGAAGCGAAAGAGGCAGAAAGAATACTACAGGCGTGTGATGTACCCACGCATGTTGCGTAAGCTATCACAGCTTGTCCAGGAGGACGGGTGGTATGATATTATGGTTAAGGGGTGGAAACAGAATGGGTGGGAGATTGAATTGTCTCGGGAAGAGTGGAACACTCACGTCGAGCCTATCCTGAGAGAGAAGAAGGTGGTGCCCTACACGGAACGCTATTTCCCTAACGTCCCTATTATTAGTCTAGACAGAATTATGATTTACAACAGGGGAGCTAGCTGGAGTCCTAACACGGCAGGGCATAGGAGCAGGCATGACAAACCTGTCTTTGATGGAGCAGAATGGAAAATGAAGGCTATGGGCTACATTGTCTGAATTTAGATTAAATGGACGAAGACGGGGGGTTGATTTTTAAAAAACAGCCCCCATAGAGATTGGCTAAGAACACCCCTCTTTAGTAATGGACGCCTTTGATTCGTCGCTGGGTAGAGAAGATCAAACCTTGAAATACAAAAAGTGTAGGCACTGCTGTCCCCTTGCAACCTACGACGTGATCCTTCCTACGGGAAGGGGTCTATCCTACGGGTTAGTTAGGATGCTGGCTATCGTAAGAAGCTGGACGGAGGAATACAACCGAGTACTCGATCTGTTTGGGAATGTTCTGATTCCTGTTCAGGTTTATTCTTGGATACATCGAACTGGTCATTAAACTAGTTCTTTCCCTACCTTGAATACGTAATCTACGGCGAAGCGAATAACAGCCCTAGATCACGGAGGAAAGGGGCTAGTTGCGCCCAGAAGAAGGAGACTGAATGACTGAGTTAATATGTCCTTACTTAGATAAGGAAAGTAGAGAACAGTGGTACTTAGAACAGCAACTGGATTACGAACGGCCAAAGAGAATATACAAGAGTAAGGCCAAGTATGTGAAGATTAAAGATAGACTATCACCAGAAGAGTATGCTCAACGAGAAGTAGAGCAGAAGGCTAAGAGAAAGGTACAGAAAGAAGAATGGGACAAACTCTGGCTAGAGAAGAATCCTAACTACTTACACGCCTACAACCATCAAGGCCGCATGCGAAACAGGAACAAAGAGACGTATGAGGCTGGCGACATCAAGGATGTCATGCAACTTGCTGAGTGGTTATCTGAGCAGAAGGGTAGGCCTTGTCCTTATTGTAACCTCTATGAAGCCCACCACATTGACCACATAATCCCTATTGGTAAGGGAGGAACCCATACATGGGATAACATTTGTGTGGCTTGTGATATGTGTAACAAGATGAAACTAGACCATTACCTTGAGGATTGGGTGGCGCATATGCGAGTTATTGTCGCTAACTATCCTGAACCTTAAGTAACTGAGAATCTTGTGGGGACTTGTTTTTTTCTAAGTCGCCCCCATGTAGGGGGCTGAGATAGATTCATTCTATATTCATAGAATGCCCCTGTTAAGGGACCAATTCAACTAAAGGAGCGTTTATTAATGTATAAGTCACTAACTACGGAACAAGCGGCTAAGCTAGCCCAGGCCCTCGGCCCGGAGTTCACTGCTACAGCTAAGAACGACCTACTAAATTTTGCCGATACTATTATGGGCCTCAAGACCCCAACTAATGACAAAGCTTATAAAGCCGAAAAGGCAGAGGTTAAGGCTGTAGAGGCTGTCAAGCCGAAAGCTGGTAAGTAACGGAGATATCAATGGCTGCCCTGATCACACCTAAAACTGCTTATGAAGCTTCCACTGATGTGGTTGTAACCACGCCTATAACTGTTTCATTTAACTACGACCCAGCAGTAGTGGTTACACCTACTCGCCTACAGGCTATGATTGATCGAAAGGACAGCTCAGGTAATTATAAGTTGGATCAAATCCTTACAGGTGCTGATCTGTCTATTGTTATTAATGGGGCTGGTACCTACCGTGTCCGTAAACCTGCTACGGCCCAGGCTGTAGGTATTGACACTGATTAATGTCTGTATTCTCTTCCCCATTCAAAGAGCCCTTCCACAACCCGTTTGGCTCCCCTTTTAATGACCCCGGCATCGGGGGTGGGGGGTTGCCGAACACGATGGTTGTCGAGCTTGCGTCGGGCGACCTCTACGTGCGAACGGCGCGGGATGCGACCTACGATCAAGTCTGGAAAGTCGTGGTCAACAGCGTGGCACCGAGCGCAACGGCGAACGGCTGCGTGAACCCAAGTGGTATTCGCCTGATCCCGATTGCGACCGCGCGCACTGGCATGATCGCCGCATTCAACGCGGCAGTGACGGCGCAGACGCTTTCGTCCGAGGGCGACGACGGCGCTCCTGTCAGGTACAACAACGGCTTTACTGGCGGCGCGCACGCGCACCCGGTTGGGATCAAGGTCACGTCAACGGCGCACGGTAAGACCGTGGCAGACCTCTATTCAGAGTGGTCGGATGGATCCAAGAGTGTTTGGATCATCGCGATTATTGACGCGAACACGCTTGTCTGCATGCTGACAAACCAGACCGCCAGCAACTCCACTTGGCAGTTCTTCACCAACCTATCCGCTGGCACGTTGACGCACATCGCAGGCGCGAGCAACACCGCGAGTTTTGCGATCACCACGCCGCTGACGCAGCAGCTTTTCCCTGGCGTCCAAGATCACACCAAGGTCATCACGATCAACGACACGACGACCATCTCCGCCGATGGCGTCTACGACTGCTACAAGGTCAACATCGCGGAGGAATACGGCCTCGCCAACCCGGAGTCGATGCGCGACATCGGCATTGCTGGCCGCCCGTGGGCTGCTGCGCTGCCATACAACGATCCGAGCATCGACACGCAAGCATTGGTCAACTACGACTATTGCGTATGGGACAACGGCGTCATGACCGTCGCAGGGCGGTTTGAGGTATTGCAGAACATCGGCCTGAGTACTGGCGTCGGCTACGTCGGCTTTACTCAGGCGTCGCCGGTCAATTACGTTTCCGGCGCAAGCGAGACGCTCAATATGTATATCCCGCGCGTCAACGCAATCGTGGGCAGTGTCAAGACATGGAACTTCTCCAGCAGCGAGAACATTACTGGCACGTTTGAGCCTATCGACCTGACAGCAGCCCGTTGCGCGAACGCGACGAACTGGCCTGACTACATCGCGCAATACTCCAAGAGCAGCGGCAGCGTGAACCAGCGCGGCATCGCGTTTGGCTACGTGTGGGGTAGCGGGAACGACCTGCACACATGGGGGAACAGGGCCGGCAATATCAGTGCATCGCGCAAGATGTACCCGTATGCGCTTTCGCCGGCTCCGTCGATCCTCGGGTCGCCGCCGAACGTCATTCCTGCTGGCACGGTTCGCACAAAGACCGCATTCCGCGCGCCATACAACCTCGCCAACCTGCCCGAAGCGACCGTATTTGCTGTCATCCCCACGGGCCTAGCGACTGCCGAAGTGCGCGCCGTGTTTCACCAGAACGTGACCGCAAAGGCGTGCTATGTCGGCACGAAATACAACGGCAAGACGGTCACGATTCTCGACGGCAACGGCAACTTGACGCTAGACAGCGCGACCGTGAGCGGCGGCAACGTGACTCTGACCGTCACCAGCAGCTACGGCGAGGCAACGCTGTCCATCGCCTAAAACGGCGACTCCTGCCAATACGGCTCAGGCTTCCTGCTCTCATAAGAAATAACCAATAAGTATATGGAGAATTAAATAGATGGCTGGTAATCAAGAAGTTGTAGACATGCCTCTCTTAACCACCCCAGGTGGTTCGGAGGTTTATGTCGTTAAATCAGACACAGACTACCGCCTGCCTATTGGTTCAGCTTTAGGCTTAGCTACTTTGGGAGCTGATGGTAAGGTTCCTTCTGCTCAGCTGCCTGCTGGCACAGGCGTAACCTCTGTAGCTGTAGCTGACGCCACAGGTATTAGTTGGAGTGGCTCCCCTATTACTACTAGCGGTACATTTACCCCAACCCTGTCAGCTAACCTTCAGAGCTGGTCTGCACTAGCTCCTGCCACTAAAGCCGATGCCTCCCACACGCATACACTATCCAACCTAACACAATCAGGTGCTACCTCTGGTCAAGTGGCTACATGGAATGGCTCGGCCTGGACACCGGCCACACCATCTGGTGGTGGCGGAGGTTCGGGTACGGTTACAAGTGTAGCTGTTGCTAATGCTACTGGCATTTCTTGGACGGGTTCTCCTGTCACTACAAGTGGCACGCTTACTCCTACGCTTAGTGCAAACCTACAGGCATGGCACGCTTTATCTACCTCAGCCAAGGCAGATGCGTCACATACACATGCTGCTTCTGATATTGTTTCTGGTACTATTGCTACAGCACGTCTAGGTTCGGGTACAGCTAATAGCACCACCTTTCTTCGTGGTGATGGAACCTGGGCTACACCAGCTGGTGGTGGAGGCGGAACTGTAACCTCTGTAGATATAGCTCCTAGCGGAGCAGGCATCAACGCCTCTGGTGGACCAATCACTGGCTCTGGTTCTTTCACTGTAAGCCTATCTTCAAATCTACAGGCTTGGAGTGGTGTTACTACAGCATCCAAAGCAGACCTAGCATCCCCAGCTTTCACTGGCAATCCCACAGCCCCAACTCCTCTAACTGCGGACAACGACACTTCTATTGCAACCACCGCGTTTGTTAAGGCACAGGGCTACACTACTAACACAGGCACTGTTACATCAGTTGCTGTAAGTGGAGGTACTACTGGTTTAACTACTTCAGGCGGACCTATCACTACGTCTGGCACTGTCACGCTAGCTGGCACTCTTGCTGTAGCTAATGGTGGTACTGGTGGAACAACTGCTGCTACTGGTCGTGATGGCTTAGGCATCTATGTACAATCAGGTGATCCTGGAGCTGTAGCTAACGATTCCCTCTGGTTGTGGTGATCTATGCCCTTTCAACGACGCAGCGGAGGCTCATGGGTTGATATTGCAACCACACGTCAACGAAGAGATACAGGAGCATGGGTTAATCTAGACTTAGTGCGTAGACGTTCTGGTGGAGCTTGGACTGTTATTTGGCAATCAATTATAATTAACAACCAATCTATCAATCGTACCGCAGGTGCAGCGACAACAGCTGGGTATCGTTTAAACACCTCAGGAATTGCCGAAAAATTAGAGGGCGCATCCTACACTACATTAGAAACTTGGCTAGGTAGTCCTGGCTACGCTTCTTCTAGTTATGAAGCGCGTGCTACATTACAATCAGGCGATCCACTTAGTTCTGGTACAGTCGGTACATGGCAAGCCCTTAGTTCTTCACGAGAATGGCAGCAGCAAGCTACGCTTCCGGGAACTACTTTAACTAGCACACTTCTAATTGAAATTCGTAATGCTACAACCTTGGCGGTTGTAGATACAGCAACAATCACCTTAACATCAGAGAGGCTATAACATGAGTATTACCAAAACCCCCGATTGGATGACCCAAACCTTGGCGGACTTAGTTCGTCATGAGGGCTTTCGTGAGTTTGCCTACCCTGATCCTCTCTCATCTTTGTTTAAGAAGTATAAGAAGGAACGTTGGGGGTTTGTTCCAGCTATATCAATCCTAGAGAAGCTTGGCGTAAGCCTAAGCGAAGCTGAGAAGACAGGTGCTCCCTGGACTATTGGTATTGGTTTTACTAAGGGTGTAACTGTTAATTCACAGATGAAGCTCAACGTAGCCATGCACAAGCTTGAGGACATTGTACTAGAGCACCTTCCTGTGCTAGACAAAGCGTTGCCAGAATGGCAACGTCTCCCTTTGTTTGCTAAGACAGTTGTAGTTAATATGGCCTTCAACATGGGCAATCGCTTGCTTCAATTTAAGAACTCAATGGGCCTTATTGCCCAAGGAAACTATAAACAAGCTGCATCTAATTTACGCAAGAGTGCCTGGGCTAAGCAAGTCGGGCAACGTGCGGTAGAACTTACAGCTAGGCTAGAGCGCCAAGCTATTGACCCGAAACATCGGGTTGTTTAATTCCAGGAGGAACTAATTGTCAAACATCATCGAATTTCCGCAACCTGCGGTAGAGAACGAAGTGGAACTAGTGGAATATGTATTCACCAACGACCACACCAACCCCTATCCGCAACAGATTCTCCACTTGCTGTACGATTCTGTGTTTAAGAATTTAGTGGGTATTATGCAGGCTAAGCATCGTACTACTGGCGATATTCATACGCTTCTCGTAGGTCTAGAGAAAGCAGAGGATGGAATTAATACCTATCCACTTGCTCGTATTCTATCCCTAGACGAGCAAAGCGAATACCTAGCGCCTGATGGCAAGGGTGGTTTTTCTAATGACAGCGGGGATTGACTGGAAGGCACTATCCGACGCCTACGGCGAAGGAGCCTCTGACGTTGAGATTGCCAAGATGCTGGATATTACCATCTCAGCTTTCTACCAACTGGAACAAGAGCAACCTGCCTTTGCTAAGTTTGTAGAGAAGGGTCGCACTTATTCACAAGCTTGGTGGTACACACAATCCCGTACAGCTCTGCGAGATAAGAGTATGAATGTCACTTTGCTAACCTTCAACTTAAAGAATAGGTTCGGCTGGGCGGACAAAACAGACATCCAAGATACTACTGATAAAGATCCGGTTAATCTGGATAAGGCTAAGTCAGAACTCTACGCTGTTATGAAGAAGATTTCTAAAACTAACCCAGAACTGTACACACAAATGCGACAACTCCAGGGAGACAATAAAGATGGTAAGTGATTTACCACAAGACTTCCTGGACAGCTTAGGCGACCTAGAGGGAAAAGCGGAACAATCCTATCAAACAATTACCAGCTCACTTCCCTCTTCTCGGTCTATCGACGCTCAAGCAGACATCCATAATATTCAACGAGTTTTAAAGCTCGTAGCTCTAATAGAAAAACAACAGGCGGAACTTGGCACGTTTAAGTGGTTTGAATCTCCTTATGGGATTGAAACACTACCAAAGCACAAAGCATTCTTTGATGCCTCTGCTAAGTATAACGAAGTGTGTTTCCTTGCCGCTAACAGGGTGGGGAAATCGATCTGCGGAGCATATGCACTAGCCTGTCATCTTACAGGTAATTACCCTAGCTGGTGGGAAGGACGTAAGTTTGATCATCCTATTAAGGCTTGGGCTATTGGTAAGGACGCACGTGCTACACGCGATACACTACAGAAAGAACTGCTAGGTGGTATTGGTGAATGGGGCACTGGTATGATTCCAGCCCACGCACTAGGTAAGTTCTTTGCGCTACAAGGTACACCACAAGCAATCGACGTTGTAAAGATTAAGCACATTTCTGGTGGTTGGTCCGAGCTAGGCTTCAAGAACTGTCAACAGGATGTTGGCTCATTCATGGGTACCTCACGCCATGTAATCCTAGGCGATGAGGAAATCACATTAGACATCTACAACGAATGCAACATCCGTACTGCTACAACGAACGGTCTAATCATGCTAACGTTCACTCCGCTAGATGGACTAACCCCGCTAGTAGTTAATTTCTGTAAGCGTGCTGATTATCTCGTAGGTGCTAAGCCTGTTGTGTCAGTTGATCAAGATTTAGAAGATGCTGGTGAAGAAGATGGAGAGCAGGCTGTAGGGTTTCACACTAGTAAGGCTGTTATTCAAGCTGGTTGGGATGACGTTCCGTGGCTAGATGCAGAGACTAAGTTCCGACTATTAGAAGATACACCTATTCATTTACGTGATGCACGCTCTAAGGGCTTGCCTGCAATGGGAAGTGGTAATGTTTATTCCGTCCCGCTGGAAGCTGTGCTAGAAGAGCCCTTCGCTATCCCAGAATCGTGGCCTCGTATGTACGGATTGGATGTAGGCTGGAACCGAACTGCAGCTGTATGGGGCGCTCTAGATCCTGCTACAGACACACTACATATTTATGATGAACACTATCGTGGTAAGGAAGAGCCCTTCGTACATGCTTACTCTATCAGAGCACGAGGTGATTGGGTTCATGGTGCTATCGACCCAGCAAGTCGTGGTCGTTCACAGATTGACGGTAAGCGTCTAATCAGCGACTACAAAGAACTAGGGTTGATTCTGTTTGATGCTAAGAATGAAGTGGAAAGCGGACTGCTTAACACTCAGCAACGTCTACAGAGTGGCAGGCTTCGCATCTTTAAGACCTGTGTAAACTTACAGAAGGAATACATGCTTTATCGCCGCGACAAGCATGGTAAAGTTATCAAGGAAAACGATCACGCATTAGACGCACTACGCTACGTAGTGAACAACCTAGAGCGAATGATCAGCAGACAAGAAGTTAAGGAGATATCAGGCGTGAAATACAAGAAGACTACTTATGGAATCTAACGAAAACTTGGAATCCACCACGCCTGACACCGAAGAAGATCGTCAGCGTATTGAGCTGCTTAATAAGCTAGCCAAAAAGATTGAAGAGAGGTTTCAGAAGCGTGTTGTTGCACGTGTATCTAAGGAAGCTGAGTGGCGTTATGCCCAAAGTCTCTACGATAGTCCGCTAAACGACAGCTATTCTGGTTCTCCAGATCGTCCGTTTGATGACTTCACTGCCAACCGCCGTCGTCCTACTCCTAATATTGTACGTACCAAGTGTGATACAGCCATCTCCAACTCCGTCTCAATGCAGTTTGCTGCTGGTGAAAAGAACTGGGATTTGTTCCCTGCTGCTAATGAGACCAATCCTGCCGTAACAGAAGCCTGTAGGCTTATGGAGAAGGAGATTGAGACACAGCTAACCAATACTAAGTATGCATTGAACTGCCGTAGGGCTATTGAACAGCGTGTAATCCTGGGAACTGGTGTCATCAAAGGGCCTGTTAACACAGGTAAGATGAAAGTTACGTACAAGCAAATTGCTGATGGCACATGGGTGCCTGATGTAACTGACAATAAGAGCCCAACTCTTGAGTGGGTTAATATTTGGCGCTTCTACCCGGACATGACTGTTACAGATTTCCGTGAATGTGCAGATGCTATCGAATTACATCCGATGACTCCTTTAGAATTGTCTACCTATCGCAAGCATCCTGGCTTCGACAAGGAAGCTATCGACTCCATCCTCAAAGGAGAGGAAGGAATTGGTCAGGGCATTAAGCCTGAGATGTACAACGATAACTTTGAGAGTATTACCACTGCTATCTGGACTGGTTCTCCCTATCTATATCGCAATCGTTACCAAGTTCTGGAGTATCATGGCCCTGTAACCTATGATGAGTTGTGCAAGCTAGGCATTGAGCCCAACTATGACAGCCCTACTAACGAATATTACGGAGAAGTTTGGGTTTGTTGTGGCAAAGTGATTCGTATGGAGCTTGAGAATATCGAAGGCTTCTACGAAACCCCATATAGTGTGGCTGCATGGAAGCGCGACCCCAACTCTATCTTTGGTTATGGTCATCCTCTGCTTCTAGCCGATCCGCAGCGTGTAACTACTGCTGCCTATCACATGATTTTGGACAATGCCAGCCTAACTTCTGGTCCTCAGATTGCAATGTACAAGAAGTACATCCAACCTGTTGATGGTTCTTACGATATCAGTCCTAATAAGGTGTGGTTGCTAACAGATCCATCTGTTCCTGTTGACAGCGCTATCAAATTTTTCAACCCCACCAACGTTATTGCTAACATTATGCCTGTGCTGGAACTAGCACGTCAGTTTGGTGATGAAGAGAGTGCTACTTCACTAATGGCCGCAGGACTTCAGAGTCCTCAGAACGGGGAAACCGCAACAGGTCAGCTACTTATGCAGCATAGCTCCACAACTCTGCTAGATTTCTTGGCAGAAGAGTGGGACGATCAAGTTACTGAGAAGGTTATCCGTCGTTTCCACGCTTGGAATATGCAATACAACCCTAAGCCGGAAATCAAGGGCGACTACGTAATTGATGTCAAGAGTGCTACAGAATATAAGAATAAGCAAATGTATATCCGGGATATGGAACGTCTTTCTATGGAAGCCTCCCAAAATCCTACAGTTGCTATGGCTATTAATATGGATGAACTAATCCAGGCTCGTCTAGCTATGATGCACCTACCTTCCAACCGTATTGTCAAGAGTAAGGAAGAGTTTGTTGCAGCTCAGCAAGCACAAAGCCAGCAACCAGATCCTGCCATGATTGAGCTACAGCTTAGGCAGAAGGAAGTGGAGCAAGTAGATCGTAAGCTAGCTCTAGAAGAACAGCGTATGCAGTTTGAGATGCAACAGCAGCAGCAGCGCGAACAGTGGGAACACGAGGAGAAGATGGGTTCCAACCGTGCGCGTGAGATTGAAGCACAAGCTTCTGTGTTACGTGAACAAACTGTACAGAAAACTGAGATGATTAAGCTAGCAGCTAAGGGTGAACAGTTTGCTGCACAACTAGCCAATGATAGGGAAATGCATGATCTTGATAAACGTGCTTCTGTCTTCATGAAGAGTATGGAAGAAGAGCGTAAGAATAAAGAGATTGTACTAACTGCTGAAGAGCTAGCAATGAAAGAACGTTTAGGCTCAGGTATCTAATATGATTGATATTAACTTCCAAGGATCTGACTGGGCTATTTTTACCACGTGGCTTCTAGATCAACAGCAAGATACATACAAGAGACTAGTTAGTATTAGTAATACAGAAGAAGAGACACAACGCTTAAGGGGACGGGCGCTGTTCATCGAACAGCTCCTTGATCTTCGGAACAACCCAGCCGCATAAGCCGCTGAACGGAGCAACATAATTTATGACTGATGTAAAGACACCAACTACTGAGCTTGAACTAAACTCCCTTATGGGGGAAGCAATTAACAGCGGTAATATGGAAGAGCTAGACCGCCTAATGGCCGTCGAGCTACCTGAAGCCGAAGAAGTTCAAGAAGAGGCAGAGCCTCAAACCACTGAGCCAGAAGAAGGAACCTCAGTAGAGGTTAAAGAAGAAGCCGCACCTGATGTTAAGGAGTCTGCCGCTTCGACGCCGGAAGTCGTGAAGACACAAGAGAGTGAGGCTGACACACTACGCCGAGAGCTACATCGTCTCAAGAGTGATGCTGGTCGTGTTCCCTTTATGCAATCACGAATGAAGGAACTTGAGCGCGAGCTACGCGAGGTTAAGCTTAGCCGCAACGTTGGAGTTGATCCAGCGGACCCAGAAAAACAAGTAGAAGTCCCATCTAACATCAAGCAACGCATTGAAGAACTCCGAGAAGTAGATCCGTCTCTAGCCACCCTCCTAGAGGATATGGCTAAGGCACTACGCTCCGAGACTCAAAGCACTGCTAAGCATGTCGTCACCTCTATCAACGATAGTGAACGGGAAGTCGAAGAACAACGTACAGTGCAAGAGCAGTATCAGCAGTTGTTAGAAGAAGTTCCTTGGGCTCCACAAGCCTTCCAATCCCAAGAATGGAAGCAGTGGAAAGACTCTCTTCTACCAGGACAACGCGCAATGGCCGAGTCTACTTATGCTGGTGATGTAAAGATTGCACTCAACGAGTTCGCTAGGGTCATGCAAGCAAGACAAGGAAGCGCGACAAGCGTACAACAAGTTTCCGCCGTCGTTGTAGACGAAGAAGCGGAGAAAGTTAAAAAAGATAGGGAGCGAAAGCTAGCTACTAGTACGACTAGTAAGTCTACAGCGGCTAAGCAGGGTGCTCCAGTTCTAGATGAAGATGCTGCGTTCAGAGAATTCTACGAGCAGATTCAGAAAGACAACCACCTTAAGTAAGGAGTTTTAATATGAGTTTTTCAGGTGTAAATTATGGTGATCTAAGCCCGCGTATTGGGCTATTCGCTGTAGCTAATTTTCTAGCTCACGCGCAACCGCAGCTTCTCCTAGAGCGTTTCGGCCAAGTGCAAGCTATTCCTAAGAATACCGGCTTGCTAATGAAGTGGCGTCGTTCTATTCCGTTCGATGCTGCGATGGAGGTTCTCACTGAGGGCATCACTCCGGCACCGATGGGTATCACCTATGAAGATGTTAGCACGGTTATTTCACAGTATGGTTCGTGGATTCCGTTCACCGACGTTCTTCTAGACACCCACGAGGACGACAACCTCAAGCAGATGACTCTGCTAGCTGGTGAGCAAGCCGCTCTAACCAAGGAACGTATTGTATGGAACACCCTCGTAGCGGGCACTAATGTAATTTATAGTGGCACTGCCGTACAACGTAACCAAGTTATTGCTCCGATCGCTCTCGGTGATTTGCGTCAAGCCCAGCGTACCCTCAAGGTTGCTATGGCTAAGCCCATCACCAAGATGATTGATGCCTCTGTGAAGATTGCCACCCAGCCGGTTGCTCCTTCATACGTTGTGCTAGGTCATACCAACCTAGAGCAGGACTTCCGTGGCCTTTCAGGTTTCGTGCCGCGTGAGAACTACTCCGGCACAAACCTCCTACACCCGCTAGAGATTGGTAAGATTGAGGATCTACGAGTTATTCTCGCTCCTCACTTCACCTACTTTGCTGGTGCAGGTGGCGCGGTGGCTTCTGGTGTACTACGTACTGGTGGCAACGCTGACGTATATCCCCTAGTCGTTCTAGGCCAAGATGCCTTTGCGGTTACTCCGCTTAAGGGTATGGACTCTGCCCGCATTGCGGTTAAGAATCCGAAGATGGGTGATAGCTACGAAGATCCGCTAGGCCAGCGTGGTTTTATCAGTTGGAAAATGTACTACTCAGCGGCTCGTCTCAACGAGGCCTGGATGGTGCGCATTGAAGCTGCGGCTTCCGACCTGTAATAGGAGTTAAAATATGGCAACTCTAAATAGTGATCTTGTTGCAAAGAAGATCCGTCATCGTGGTCTGTATGCTGGTAAGGAACAGAATGTGTCTGGCTCAATCAAGGTTGTAGCCGGCCAGTCTATTGCTACCACAGACCTTCTACAGATGGTTCCCCTTGGTGAGAACGTTCGTCCGATTCGGTATACGATTCAGTGGACTCCGATTAGTGGCACTCCAGTGCTAACGAATCCGGTGTTTGACGTAGGCGTTAAGTCTATTTCTACCTCTGCTTTCACCCGTCCGGATGGTACGTCCTACCCGACGCTAACCACCGATGCTGACCAGCTAGGTGCTTCAACGACTGTCGCGGCTAATACCAAGACTATCATCGAAGTTCCTCGCCCGGTAGCGGACAGTGTTAGTAATTATGCTCCGTTCTATGTAACTCTCACCCCGAAGACCAGTGCTTTTTCGGTTGCTGGTGGTGATGGTTTGCTCACTCTAGAAGTTACCTACCTAGGTGAGATCCGTTCAGATACCCCGGTGTATTCTGAGTGGAATAGTCAGAAGGTTACAGGCGTCTAATAACGCTGTTGTAAACTGGAGGGGACTTCGGTTCCCTCCCCCTAATTTAAGGAATGACGAATCACATGACTGACCAAATGATTGACAATAGCGACGCTCAGGATGAGCGTTCACAGCTAGATGTTCTAAACGATCTTGACATCGCAATGCTACGCAAAGCGGCCAAGGTGTTGAACATCCAAGCCCAGAGAGACTGGGATAAGGGTGATTTTGTTGCAGCTATCAAGGCTAAGCAGGAGCAGAAAACTGCCCCTGAAGTTGTCTTCGATAACGCACTAGGCCCGAAACCCGGTCATGCTCGTATCGTACTCCACCGTGATCCAACTCCAGGGCACAAGAACGGCCCTGTTCAATGCGGCGTTAACGGACGACTTCTACACATCCCTCGTGGTATTGAAGTAGATATTCCGATTCCGCATATGCGTGCTCTTGAGAATGCTAAGTCTGTACAAGTACGACAGCAGCAAGGCAGCACACGAGAAAACCCTAGCGGCATTTATAAAGATGAAGAGCATATGAGCTATCCGTTCCAGCTAATCTCTATCACCCCTGGTGGTAAGTTTGAAAACGCTACGGATAGTCGTACCACTCAAGCTATTGCAGCCCAGAAGTTTGCAGATGTCTTTGGTCGTTATCCTACTGGTGGTGAGCTAGCCAAGTGGAATGACGCCAAGATTAATAATCAAGCTAAGTAAGGAGATAGGGATTGAAGACATACCTCGATTTAGTAAATCTGGCTATCATGGAAGCGAAGGTAACTCTCGATCCCTTAACTTCAGCTAACTTCAACAGCCCTCCTCGTACGGCATTGTACAATCACTTTAAGACCTGGATTAATAGGGCCTATCGTGAGCTAATGCTACGTCGTAAGGAGTGGCAATTCAGGATGGAGAGGGCCAATCTTGCAATTTGGCCCCGCCTCCACTTATCTGATGTAACTACTATTCCCACTGTAGGGGATGTAATTCAGGGAGCTGACTCAGGCTCAACTGCCACTGTCATCGCTATCCATTCGTTTGAAGATGTAGAGGATGACTCTGTAACAGAAGTTACACTTAGTCTAGACCTAGCGGAAGGTGTTCGCATCTATGACTTCTGGCTAACGGAGCAGATTAATATTGTGTCTGTCATTCCATCTACCAATATAGCTACAGTTAAGGGGCTAGGCTCCTACTCGCTAACAGATGAAATCAGTACACTAGAAGATGTGGATGTTAACAGTATTAAGTTTTATGATCCTGCCTACCTAGGCTCTGGGGGTACCTACACCGCCCAGGTTGTCGGTTGGGATCATTGGGTTGCTCACGACTATGGATGGAATCGCACCACTGGTCGTCCGAATATTGTAACTGTCACTCCTGATGGGAATCTACAATTCTTCCCCCATCTAGACAAGAAGTATGTCATTAGCTTCAATTACACACGCACTCTTCCAGAGCTTGTTAATTGGGATGATGAGCCTACACAGATTCCAGAACGCTTTGAAGACTACATCCTATGGAAGGCTATTGCCGACTATGCAGACTTTGATAGCAACCAACGTGTGTACGCGCGAGCTAACAAGAACCTAGAAACCTACATCTACTGGCTAGAACGCGATGAGCTTGAGGCTCCGCGTGTTGGTCCGAACCGATTCTACAGGTGGTAAATGGCTGACAGTATTCTCCCAATTCCTCTTAACCTAGGACTCGACCTAGTAACTCCTCCTCTAATGATTGAGGCTGGATCACTAATTGACTGCCTTAATTATGAGATGACGGATACGGCTGGCTATCGGCGCATTGATGGATATGAACAATACGACGGCTTTCCTAACGGTGACATGAACGAATACTATGTCCTCAACCTAGGGTATGAAGATCCCATCCCGGAAGGAACTGTCATCTATCGTGAGACAGAAGATGGCGGACGTGTAGCAGTTGGTGTAGTGGTTGGTGATAATGGTGGTGGATCTTATTCCATTGTCGTCTATCGCACCCCGCTAGACTTCGTATTTGAGCCTTCCTTCCTATCCCTAAGTGACGGTCTTGGTTTGCTCCTACTGAGCGATGGCAGCGACGCTTTGCTTATTAACGGAGAGGGTGCTGAGTTTACAGGCAACTTCTACATCATCATTGCTGGTGTTGAATATCCCATTACAGTTGATTCTATTCCTGTTAGTGGTAGTTCCCTTGCGTCAGATCCACAGGAGTATCTAGATAATCTACGCAATTATTCAGCTGTACTACGTGCTGGCGTACTAGCAGCCCCTGGTATCATTGCTGGGCTTTATTGGTTTGAAGATAGGCTGCTTGTTGCGGTTAATGCCTTACGTCTGTTAGGCTCTTCTGCTCCTGTAAAGGGCACACGCATCCTGTGGAATGGCAAGTATTACACTGTCCTCACATCAAGTGACAACGGTGACACTACATTCAACATCTACGTACAACCTGATGGTACTGATAGCGCGACTGTCAATAACACCATCCAAGGTAAGGATTTATTGGACGTAGACACAAGTTCTTACGGAACTGCCAATCCTGCTAGTGCTGCGGAAGCTAGTGACTCTGGTTCTTTGTATGCCTACCTAGGATACTTCAACACTCCTAACACTTCCACTGAACGTGGGTTTACATATCTACGTCCAGCTCAATCGTTCACTTACAACAACGGCACGCTTCCGGGTACCCTACCCCCAGCTATCACCCTTGATAGCGACAGCTTCTATTACATTGTAGGTTCTGGTAGCACTGTTCTAAAAGTTAAACTAACATCTGTTGTTGTAACCGATGGTACGTTCAACACTAATAATGCAGAGGGTACAGCCCAAGTTGAGGTTGTAGAAGTAGTTAGTGGCGTACGTGACTATATAATCTCTGGTGATAAACTACATGATATCTATCCTACAACCGGCAGTTCTTTCCGACTAGATGTTAATTCTGTGAGCACTCCTGCTTTACTAGCAGGCACTGGTTCCCTAGACATCAACAGCACACGCTACGTGTGGGGGTCTTTTAACTTCTATGGGCAGAGTTCTTCCCTAACAGCCTATGGTGCTACAGGTGCTAGCAAGGCATTCTGGGCTACCCAGACAGGGTATGGTACTATTGATGTGCTACCAGAGGTAGCTAAGGACAAACCTAAATACCTAGCATTTCATGCTGGTAAGCTTTCCCTAGCTTTCGCTAAGGGCTCTGTATTTCTATCAGTGGTAGGAGAGCCTTATAACTTCCAAGGCTTTGATGGTGCTCTGGAGATTGCCACTGGTGATAACATCAC